AGTGAGGCTATTAAGAATAATGAAGTTATTGAATTTCACTAAATAAAAACAGGAGGAAAGTTTGTATGAATACTGAAATGGTGACTCTAATCGAAAGACATTTTAATGCTAAGGTTTACGAAATTAAGTACGTTGACATAGACAGTGAAACAAGTGTTGTTAGCAAGTTAAACGGTTTTAAAGGTTTTGCGGATTACGCTCTGACTGTAATTAAAAATTTAACCAAATAGTTGCGAGGAGTTTATGAATAAAAATACAATGATTGAATTAGTTGAAGAATTAGAAAAATTAAGTGATTCTAAGGCAAAAGATCAAATGATAGAACACGCCAAAAAAGGCTCTTTTCACGACTTTAGGTCGAAATCAGATTGCGGCAAAATGTATTTCTTAAAGTGTGCTAAGTGGTGCAAGGGTCAAATGATAGAATCTGATTGCAAAATAATTGACAGGCTTGAAGTGGAAATTAAAAATGGCGACTACGATGAGCCTTGCACTGTGGAAGATAGGAAATTAATAGCGCAAGAGTTAAATGGGCCTGAATGTAATTTAAACCCAAAAGATAAAGAGTTTTTTGCGAAAGGTATGGGAATATCTAAAACAAAAGATTCCTTTGGTAACGTGAGTTATTACGTAAAATAAAAGGTAAGATTTTGTCTAAGAAAAAGATTATTAAAAAAGAGAGTCCACTAGGTAGAGATAATAGAATTTATTTCGAGTTTGAAAATTCTGATTATTACTTATTCGTGGATAACTCTGAAAGATTAAAGCTATGCTGCATAGACGATGAGTTGGTAATAAAACCTGTAGGTGCCAATTCGGTAGTTATCACTAGTGAATAAATGAATTAAGAATATGGAGCAAATAATGAAGTGTGGTATTTATTATAACCCTGAAACAAATGGGACAGCGCTACTAAGGACTAACCCGTATTATCGGAGCATTTTAAGTCCGTGTAGATTCTTTACTCACATGGTTGTAAAACTAAATGGTGCTTCCACTGCTTTTGGTAATAAGAAACACATTAGGGCGCAATTAAAAGATTATGAGCGCATATGTAAACTATAAATGATTTTGATATGCAATGGAGCAACGTGTGAAACATGAAGAGTTGATAGAGAGGATTGCCATCACGATTTATCAGCATGAAGGTGGTTTGAGTCCCGAGGATTATTTTAACACAGTAGGGACTGACCGGAAAAACTGGATTAACAAAATGGAGTTTCAAAAAGACAAGCTAGAACTAGTGGAACACGAGAGAGATGAGTACAGACATCAAGCCAATGAGGTTATTGATGTACTCTTAAGGCTTGGCGTAATTGAAATAAAAACAATAAAATAACTCGTTTTAAACAGGGGAAACCTATGAGATTAATACAATTCAAATTATTTAGGAGAGAGAATGAAATGGGAAAGTGAGCTAGTGAATAAAAACGGTAGGATGGTTTGGGAGTATGGACTAAAGCACAATATTTTAATATGGCTGTCTTCTATTGTTATGATTCTAGTGGGAGTAAGTGCTGCTTTTATGTTAAACACCTTTAGATGGACAATCTAATTTAGAATATTAGAAAACCAAGAGGGTAAGTTGATTAAGCAGAAGTAGCCTTACCTGAAAGTACAACTGCGAGGGTGGCAACCTAAAAGATGAATAGCCATTTTAATTTAGAATGTGAGGTAAAGGTGGATATATGGTTGGTTGTAATAGGTTTATTGATAGGATTCGGCATGGGCGCATACTATATCTGTTGGAGAATTTTTAAATGAAAAGCAGAAATAGAATTAGTGATTCAAGATATTATGGAGTTACTGAAGAATTAAGACCAGTCATAAAGATAAGCCATAAGGATTTGGATGGGGCCTTGGGTTGGACTCTAGATTATCCTTCTTTTGAAATGGGATATATTTGTGGTATGAAAAATCCGAATTTTGAAACTGTTAAAAAATCACTAGAAGTAATGAAGAGATACGGTGATTTAAACAAGAAAGAGCAAGAGATAGTAATGCTTGTGATAGATGGTATGAAGGCAAGATATGAGATTTAAACAATTAGCATATAAATACCTAGACGATTTGATAGGTGTAAAAAAGACAACCATTAAGACTTATACCAATTGCATTGATACGCATTTAATCCCACGCATCGGAAATCATGTAATATCTGATATTAATAGATCCGATGCCATGAGAATTATTTCAAGTATGCAATCACTGGATAAAAAACCTTCTACGATCAATAAAGTTATGGTTATTTTAAAAACAATTCTAACCTATGCTATTGACTTAGATATTATCGAAACGATGCCTATAACTAAGATTAAAGAGCTTAGAGTTGATAATAAAGATTTCTCTTATTGGAACGAATTAGAGGCTAAAGATTTTCTTAATAAAGTAAAGGGCCATAAACTTTATCACATAATTAAATTTGGTATGAATACAGGCTTAAGACGTGGTGAGATGTGTGGCCTCTTATGGAGAAATGTCAAAGAAAACAACGGAAATTTAGAGCTAGAATTTAATGAGCAAATGTTGCCAGGGCGCGAACGTGGAACGGTTAAAGGCTTTACTAGTAGGTTCGTTCCATTATCTCCCGAAGCTCAGTCAGTATTAAAAGAGATTGGCCGTAAAGATGATAATGATTATGTATTCATGCTCCCGAGTGGAAAAACTATAGAACCTAATTGGTTATCGAATGAGTTTAGATTACTCCAAAAAGAGTTAGGTATTAAAAACAGTATTAAATTTCACGGCTTAAGGCATACTTTTGCGTCGATATTGACTTCCAAGGGTGTTAATCTACAGAAAATTCAACACTTGCTAGGTCATCGAGATAGTAAGACCACTGAAAGATATTCACACTTAAACCAAGACGATTTGCGAAATACGGTTGGTGTAGTATCGTTTTAAATAAACTTTGTAGGTATATATGGACTTAGAGAAAGTAAAAGTAGAGATATTTAGAACTAATGGTCAGGGAGTTAATGAAAACTCAAGGGGTGTTAGGATTTCTTATCCACTGGATTTTGGAGGGAGTATTAGTGTTACCTATACTACGTTCAAAACTCTGCCTGAGAATAAAAAACACGCCTTAAGAGAACTTAAGAAGTATTTAGATAAAACTGAGTAGGTATGTATGGAAAAATTAGATGAAGAATTTCAGGATATTCTATTAATAGAGGCGATTGAATACATCAATGCGGTCAGACCTTTGCTAGAGAACATAAATGAATGTTTTGAATTATGCCCAGATGGTTTTCTTGAATTGAAGGATGATAACGATTTAGGGAGTTATTGTCAGGAATTTGTTGGTGAAAGCCAAGATTATGAAAGATTTGCCATGCTTTTCCATAAAGCTCAATACAGCCGATTTAAAGAAAAATATGGTGAAAAAACACTTGATGAGTATATGAAATTTAAGGCAAGAATTTACACTTTATAAAACAGAGGCGACTAATGAGTGAAAAAGAATTTACAGAGATTAAAAAACTGTTAGAAGAAATTAATAATTGTAGAACTAAAGCGCATAGAAATATCTTAATTAATATGATTGAAGAAATACTATTGAAGCACGTAGCAACATAAGGGAATGGAGTAGTAAATATGATTGAAACCGTAGCTATTGGCTTGTTTATATTATTATTTTTACTTGCAGGTCTTTGTGTACCACCGTCAGGGTTAGATAAATTCAGAGGCAAGCATCGGAGGTTTTTAAAATTTAGCAATACTGGTTTTGGCAGAACGAAACTGACAAAAAAGGCTTGGTTTAATTGGATAAGGAAATGAGCGAGAATATTTATGAGTAAATGTAAATGCTGCGATAGTAGTATGATGAAAAAAATAGAAAAAGATTTAGGCATAAAGATATATTCCATTAAATATTATTCCCCAAAGTGTGGCACTGCCATAGAGTCAAAAAAGAATACTTTAAAGGGCATAGGTTTTTATAAATGGGTTAAATCTTTAGGTCGCAAATAAAAGAGATGATTATATAACATTGGAGGAAATATGATTAATGAGAGCTATTTAACATTTATTGAGATCTGCAAAAAACCAGGAGTTTATGTGGATAAGAAAGCGAATCTTGTTATAAAAATAAAAGGTAACAAAGCCTACACAAAAAGTCGCAATGGTAAATGGGAAGAGAAATATAGCCCAGTAAACATGGTGAATAAAGCAAGGTTTTTAAAGTACAGCGAGAAGCAAGCAAGAGGTGTTTAACAAAGTAAATGCCAAGCCTCCTTATATTTATTCCACTTAGATAGCTTACCATTTGGAAAGAGAGTAATTTTCTTGATCTTAGTTACTAGGTCTATTGGTATTATGTACCAAAGATTAATGCAGTTTATATAACAGGCGATAAAATGCACTTCTTTAGATGTGTAGCTAACCTTATCTTTATTACCTCTACTAATATTAAAGCCAAAGCAATGGCCCTTGGAGAAGTTACCTTTAACCTGGATCTTTTTAATATCAGGTCCAGAGTCAAAGAGTACGTCATAAACAGTATTGTTATTTACAGGGCTTGCAGTTATAAAACCTAATCGACTCGCTGCAAGATGAAAGGCTATTTCAGCTATATCACCAGATTTAGCACGCATAATTAATTATTGGGTATTACTAGAATTTAATCAATAAACTAAAAAAGTCGGTTGAAGTGAGTTTGTAATGGTTAAATAATTAACTATGAAAGTAAACCCAATTAAGTATTACTGCGAGCTTTACAATGTCCATTATGAATTTTACATAGGCATCAGCTTAAGCACTTACAATAAGATCACTTATAAAAAATATGGATATAATTTAATAGATGACCTTAGTATTAGGGGCCATTGCTCTTATTGTGTAGATAAGAGTAAAAACTTTATAATATCAATTTGGGTGCCAGATAAGAAAGATCTAAGCGCGGTAGTACATGAGTGCGTACATGCTGCTAATTTCACCTTAGAAAGTAGAGGCGTTAAACCCTGCTTTGATAATGATGAGCCACAAGCCTACTTAGTACAGTTAATATTTAACAAAGCTACTAAAAAGTAGGGAATGAATTAACTACTATATTAATTGGATGCATTGACTGGCGTGACCATAAGAAGTAATTTAAAAACCCCATAGTGTGACTAGTGCCTACATACTCATTGGCCCACTTGCATAGCTTCTCAGTTATAGGCATCTCTCTACCAAACCATTGAACAAAGCGTAGGTTTCTACCACTTGCCTGCCCTGGTGAATTTGTTATGCAAGAGATGAAAGCAAATACTGCTACCAGCATTTGAGGGAATAATAGATATTTAACTTTAGGATATTTGCAAAGCATTAAGAATGGGATCACATCATAGAACCTAAACCAAGTTTGCTTTGTAATTATTTCTAGCTTACCTAGATTCTCTTTAAACCCATATCTATAACAAGCAGCAGCTACAGCTACGGACTCATCTAAACTAAATGAGTCGTTATTATCATGGTCATTTGTTCTATATCTTAAGTCAGGTTGGGTACTCCACTTATTTTTAATTAATTGTTTTAAGTGTGCTAACGTGTCAAAGTCTAGCTGCCCTGCCATTTCTAGAAGAAAGGCATATTCAACATTAAATAATGTAGGGTTTTCGCTTCTAAGTTCCCAGTACATGGCCTTGATGTTGCCATCAGTATCTATAAACTTATCCTCTACTCCTGCCCATCGACTTGTCATATTAAATCCTTTTGATTTAAACTCTATCTTAATACACTGGAAAAATGAAATGACCGTAATATTTAACGAATACATAGAGCTTGCGCCTGTTGCGAAGGCCCGACCTAGAGTAACTAGGCGCAATACATATACGCCTGAGAAAACTAAGCTATTTGAAGCAGGGGTAATTAATCTAGTAAGGCGAGCCTATAAGAGTGGGCCAGTATCAAACCCATTGGCCGTGACAATTAATCTTTATTTACCTAGGCCTAAAAAACCTTCTTCTCATTATCCGATAGTAAGGCCAGATATAGATAATTACGCTAAAGCGATCATGGACGCATGTAACCATATTTTATGGGTGGATGATAGCCAGATAATAACCTTGCATAGTTCCAAAAGATATGACTACGAGGGTAGTCCAGGTTTTCAGTTATATGTTGAAACAATTGAATAGATAAGAGATAACATAGTATGTCGATTAAATGGACACAAAAAAATGAATGACTTAACGCAAAAAAAGAAAGCACCAAAAAAGCGCAAAAGAAAGTACGACAAATTAGGTCAACCACCTAAATATAAAAAAGAGTACTGCGCTGAATTAATTAATTATTTCGCTTCAAGGGAAAGGACTCGTGAAGTAGAGGTAAAGACAATAGATAGAAATGGTATAGAGCATGTATCACATAAAGTAGAACCTATTGGACCGCCTACAATTATGGGGTTTGCAATAGAGTTAGGAGTAGCTAGGAGCACCTTATACTTGTGGGCAGATGAATATAAAGAATTTAGCGTAGCTATGGAGATGGCCAAAGATATTCAAGGTGAGCATATTGTGCAAAACAGTATGGAAGGTAAAAGTCCTACAGCGTTTTCTATCTTTATGATGAAGAATAATCATGGTTGGACTGATAGGATAGAACAGAAAACAGAAGTAACAGCTAAGTTAGAAGATATAATTGGAGGATCATTTGCAGAAGATAATAAACCCAAAGAGTAAACTACATCTAGTCGGCCATTCACATAAAGAAGGTAAGTCTAGGTTTATAAATGATTTCGAGGAATGGAAGCTAGACATAGGTAATCCTCTACCTAGTGCAAAAGAAGCATGGGATTATCAACACGGCATAGCTAACCAGATGAAAATGCGAGCATTAGGCACTGCTAAGGTCTTAGAAGAATTACGCGGTGTAGTGCAAGAGCAGGATAAATTCATTAAAGAGCAGATTGAAATTATTGCAAAACTTGAAAATAAGAATAAACTGCTAGAAAATAACTAAGTGAAAGATAATAAATATATATTGTTATTTATAGATGTGGCGATTGCTGTAACTTTACTAGCGGCCATTCAACTCCTTTTTAAAGTGTTTTAAATATGGCAAATGATTCTATAAGCGCACCGGATCTATCAGCACAAGCAGGTGATAAGAAGCGCATTACTGGTACTAATAACGCAGGTGAAACTAAGCGCGGCTTAGATGTCTCTATTTTAAACACTCCTATTAATGTGGAAGTAGATCCAGCTACAGAAGGATTGCCCACTAGGTTAAGCTTATCGGCTACAACTGAAACAGATCATACTTTAACTACAAATGTAAAAAGCGTAATTTTAAAGAGTACAGCTTTAACAGACGTTAGATTGGCCTTCTCTAGTGGAGGTACTACATCTGGTGATTACTTCACTCTAGATGCTGGTACAAATATTTGCTTATCTGGTTTATCATTCGGTGGTAAGATACTTTATGTTAGGGCAGATTCAGCTACAACTCTAGAGATATTAGAATTACATTCATAGTCATGGAGGGCTTATGATTACATTACATAGAATTGACTCATCACTTCATAGCATTGAAGTCAAAACAGCAGCAGGGCAGGCCCTTACTATAGATGGTAGTGGGTATTTAACTGTTAATGGAAATGGCACGTTTACCGTAGCTGCTACCGATTTAGATATTAGAGATCTTGCGAGTTCTCAGGACAATGTAGAGATCCGTACTGCAGCAGGTCAAGCATTAACTATTGATGGCTCAGGGTTTTTAACTGTTAATGGTAACGGTACATTTACTGTAGCCGCAACAGATTTAGACATTAGAGATCTAACCCAAACAGATGAAATTACAGCATACCAAGGCGGTGCATGGGCAGTCACACTTGATAATATCTCATCATGGGAAAATACAAGTGAAACTGTAACTAGTACAGCAGCAGAAGTAGTAGCAACGCCTTTAGCTAATAGAAATAAAATGCTACTTCAAAACGTAGGAAATCAAGATGCTTACCTAGGCCCTGATAATACAGTTACTTCAACAGGTGCTACGCAAGGGATAGTACTTCCCAAAGGTAGTAGCTTTGAGATAGGCTTTGATAGTACAGCAGATATTTATGCTATAACTGGAAGTGGATCTACCACCCTAATTGTGAGTGAGTTTGCAAACTAATGACTATAAAAATTACCTAGCTTTAAAAGCAGTAATTAACCAAGGCAAGTTTGAAATACAAGGTGAGGCTATCGTAACGGTAGCTTCACTTCTATCATGGTACGACAAGCTAGAGCCAAAATTTAAAAGTAACGAGATTAATAAGCCAATAATTAAAAAAGATGTGATTAAAAAGGATAGTAAAGCCTAATGACTTTTTCCGACTTAAGCCCAGATGATAAATTAAATGATGCTAATCTCTCCTCTTTTGGAGATCTTTTAAGTGAAAGCATGGAACCGATTACACAGATTAGTGCGGTCTATGGTTTTGTAGATAATATAGAAACATTTGACGCTACTGGTGGATCTGTCACGGCTACAGATAATAAGTTTGTTTGCAGTACAGGTACTAGTGTAGGTGGTTACGGTGTTATTAGAACTAAAAGACCTGTCCTGTATAGGGAAGGTCAAGGCTTAACTGCAAGGTTTGCAGCGCAATTTGACTCAAGTGCAGTGGCCAATAGTGAGCAGGGTGCAGGGTGGTTTAATCTTACAGACACTATAGTGTTTGGTTATAGAGGTGCAGACTTTGGTATTATATTTGATACTTATGGAGCACCGGAAATAAGACAACTGCAAGTTACGGCCAGCGGTAATGGTACTTTAACACTAACACTTGATGGTGTTGCATACAGTATTCCAATAACAACAGGTACAGTAGAGCATAACGCTTACGAGATAGAAACTTGGTTAAACGCTAATCAAACAATATGGAGTGCTCAACAAGTTGATGACAATGTAATTTTCCAAGCAATGGACACAAGCGCACGCACTGGGACTTATTCAGTTAGCGGTACGACTTTAGCTGGTACATTCTCTCAAGTAGAGGCAGGTGCAGCAAAAACTCAAGACTTTATAGCACAAGCAAATTGGAATAATGATAAAGCAGGTTGGCTTACACCAGAAAATTTCAACGTTTATATGATAAAGATAAGTTATCTTGGTTTTGGCCCGATCAAGTTTTTTGCGATTAATCCAAATACAGACCGCTATGAGTTAGTGCATACAATACGACCTATTGAAGATGCTATGACAAAACCTAGTATCTCAAAGAGAGCTTTGAAGATAGGTGTTTATGCTGCAAGCCTGGGAAGTACCACTGATTTAACAGTTAATGGTGCTAGTGCGGCTGGTTTTATAGATGGTGAATCTAGGATATTTAGTCAGTCTCGAAGTGTTAGCTATACCAATACTAGTGTTGGCTCAACTTATGTAGCAGTATTAACATTGAGGGGCAGTGAAATATTAAACAGTAAAGTTAATCTTGGTAGGTTAGTGCCTAATAGAGTTTCAATCGCTACTGATGCTACTAAGCCATTAGAGTATATTTTAGTGAAAAATGCGACTCTTGGAGAAACTGATTTTACTTCATACTCGACAAGCTCAATAGCGCAGTATGATACTAATGCACATACATATACAGGCACGATAGAGAATTTAGGGGATGTAGTCAGTCAGTCTGGTAGTAGACTAGTTAAGATTACAGATCTAGATATCGAATTACTTCTAAATGAAACATTTACGGTGTTTGCAAGAAAAACTAGTGGTACAAACCCTAGTGTAACTGTAAGTATCACATGGAAAGAAGATGTCTAATGACACCATCCCATCGAAAAATAAAGCTATGGCGTGAACAGCCTGTAGAGTTTGTAAGGTATCACTTCAATGTAGAGCCTGATAAATGGCAAGTCAGAGCATTAAATGCATTTGCAAATAAAGACACTGAAAGATTAAGAATATCATTACAGGCATGTGCTGGACCTGGAAAGTCTGCAGTCTTAGCATGGTGCGGTTGGAACTTTTTATCATGTTATGGTGAGAAGGGCGATCATCCAAAAGGCGCAGCAGTTTCAGTTACGTGGGATAACTTAAAAGATAACTTATGGGTGGAGCTTTCGAAGTGGCAACAGCGTAGTGAATATCTAAAAGCAGCTTTTACATGGACTCAAACCAGAATATATGCCAATGACCATAGAGAGACTTGGTTTTTATCTGCTAGATCTTTCCCAAAAGGGGCAGATGTAGAGACATTAGGTAAGACTCTTTCAGGTATCCACTCTAAATTTGTATTGTTTTTAATTGATGAGTCAGGGGATATACCTCCACAAGTAGGAAAGGCAGCAGAGCAGGCAGTAGGTGAGACTATAGCGCGTGGTGGTTTTGTTAAAATACTTCAAGCTGGAAACCCTATCTCTCTTAATGGGCTTTTATATCAATCTTCAAAGTCTAATAAATGGTACAAGATAAGAATCACTGGAGATCCTAACGACTCTGAAAGATCCCCACGTATAGATTTACAATGGGCCAAAGATCAAATAGATGAATATGGTGAGGATGATCCATGGGTGGCCTCATATATTTTAGGTCGCTTTCCTGAAAGTGCGCTTCAATCTCTTCTTTCACTTAACGAGGTAGAAGATGCTATGGAGCGACATCTATCATTAAAAGATTTTGCATATAGCCAAAAAAGATTAGGTATTGACGTAGCAAGAGGTGGACTTGATAAAACTGTTATATTCCCTAGACAGGGATTAGCTGCATTTAAGTACGCCACAATGGCCAAAGCGAATGGGCCTCAAGTCTCATCTAGAGTATTACAAGCAAAAGCTAAATGGGGTAGTGAGTTAGAGTTAGTAGATGACACTGGTGGTTTTGGTGCAAGTGTAATAGATAGCCTTGAACTTGCAGGATATCCACCAATAGGTATTCACTTTGCTGGTAAGGCCAATGATCCTAGGTATTTTAATATTAGGGCAGAGATGTGGTTTGAGATGGCCCAATGGGTAAAGAAGGGTGGAGCATTACCGCAATGCAATCAACTTAAGAAAGAGCTTACAGAAGTACAATACTTTTTACATAAAGGTAAACTTAAGATAGAAGATAAGGATCAAGTTAAAAAGAGACTAGGCTTTTCTCCTGATAGGGCAGATGCACTAGGTTTAACTTTTGCTATGCCAGACATGCCAGCACGAAGCGAGCACGATTGGTTAACTGAGAAGCAAAACACTGGAATGAGAAACAATTATAACCCTTTTAAAAATATGTAGTTATGTATAACGATGAGCAACCATATTGTGATACCTGTAAGAAGTACCAAATATTTTGTAAGTGCATGTACAAATGTAAAGACTGTAAACACTGGGGAGGTGAGGGCGCACAAGTTACTGCTAAGTGTAATAACGATAATTCAGGGAACTATAGAATAGACACTTATTATAGTTGGGACTGTACTAAATGGAGTAAAAAATGAATAAGCTAGAAGAGATCTTACCAAAATTAAGGAAAGGTGAAAAAGTATCACGCGTTGCGTGGGGTGATAAACACATCCAGATACTTGACCTTCAAGAAAAGTACATAAAAAATAACAGTTATATATTTACTAACCCATCAATAGGGACAGGGTTTAATAAGTGGTCCCCAACACATTTAGATTTATTGGCCAATGATTGGTACATAAAGGAGTAATTATGAGTAGTGAGTGGATGAGCTTTGGCAGAGCATTAGAAGAATTAAAAGAAGGTAAGAGAGTTTCTAGAGTTGGCTGGAATGGTAACGGTCAATGGTTAGGACTTCAAAAGCCAGATGGTAACAGTATGATGAAAAAACCATACCTATATATTTCACCAGTAGACGGTATGTTATGCCCATGGCTTGCAAGTCAATCAGATATGTTATCTGATGATTGGGTACTAGTTGATTAATTACAGAGTAGAGCCTCTTGAGAGTTTTCTTTCGGAGGCCATTCCACTTTTTCACGCGAATAATAAAGAGATCAATCTATTTGATAAAGATCTTGATTTAGATTTTCAGACATATCTAGAACTTGATAAAGCAGGAATATTAAAATGCTTCACAGTTAGAAGTAATACTAAACTAGTAGGGTATGCCTTATTTAGTAAAGTTAATAATGCACAACATAAAGATATGGTGGTAGCACATCAAGATGTCATTTACATAATGCCTGAGTATAGACTTTCAGGGATAAAGCTTTTACGTTATACTGAAAAAGTATTTAAGGAAGAGGGCGTAGATTATATCTTTCAAGCTGCTCCAAAAATAAGTAGGTTTGGAAAAGTTTTAGAAAGATTAGGGTATACAGAGTTAGAGACAATTTACACAAGGAAGTTATCTAATGGGTGGCAGCAATCCGATCAAAAAAGCAGCAGCTAAAGTAAAAAAGAAAGTAAAAGATGTAGGAGAGGGCAAGGTAGCTAAATTTGCTTTTAACCCTGTTGGGCAAGCTCAAGCTTCACTAGTTAAAGATACTACAGGAGTTGATATAGGTCAGTTTCAAGCTGGAGCCGTAGAAGGTGCTTTAGCTAAACAGTTTGTAGAGAATCCTAGGCGACAAAAAGAGGCAGAGCAACAGTTTCAAAGAGAAGCTAAAGCGGCTCAAGAAACTCAACTTGCAGAAGCAGAGAGACAAAAAGAGCAAAGCGAAGCAGAGAAGAAAGCAGGAGAATCTTTATTAAGATCTTCTTCTAGGCAACGTAGAAGGCGTAAATCAAAAGGTAGAGCATCAACTATATTAAGTGAAGATTTAGGAAATATAGGTGGTGAGGGAACTAGTAAAAGGTTATTAGGTCTTTAATGGTAGCTGTATTAAGACAATCAACAGAGCGTACACCCTTTAAGAAGAGACAAGAGTTAGAGATTCTTGAGGGCCAAATGCGTATAGAGCGCGAATCATTCAAGAATACATGGGGTGATTTAGGCGATTATATATTACCTAGACGTACTAGGTTTTTCCTAGATGATGTTAATGATGGATCGCGTAAAGATTCTGAGATTGTAGACTCAACAGCTACATTAGCAGTTAGAACTTTACAGTCAGGAATGATGACAGGTGTAACATCTCCAGCCAGGCCATGGTTTAAATTAACTATTGATGATGATGAGCTTGCAGATGATGCAGAAGTAAAAGAATATTTAAAAGATGTAGAGAAGAAAGTAAGAACTACTTTTATAAGATCTAACTTGTATCAGGTGCTACCTATCCTTTATGGAGACATGGGTAACTTTGGTACTGGTGTTGTATTTATGGAAGAAGATCCAGATACAGCAGTTAACTTTCAGTCCTTCCTAGTCGGTCAATACATGGTGTCAAATGACAAGAAAGGGAAAGTGCGGACTTTTTTCCGTGAGTTCCAAATGACTGTCAGGCAGATAGTAGAAATGTTTGGGATGATTAATCCATTAAGACCACAAGAAATAATGTGGGATAATATTTCCGATCAAGTTAAGACGCAATGGCAGACAGGTAATTTAGAGACACAAGTTAACATAGGGCATTGGGTACTACCTAACGAAGATTACAAAGTAGGCTCTCCTATATCCAAATACAAAAAGTTTAAATCAATCTATTATGAAAAGGGTATTAGTAATACTAATAACCAATCAAGCTTCTCATCACAGTATTATGATAAGTTTCTATCTGAAAAAGGTTATAGTTACTTTCCGGTAATGTGCGTTAGATGGGAAGTAGCAGGGGAAGATACTTACGGTACTAATAGCCCTGGCATGGTCGCTGTAGGTGATGTTAAGCAATTGCAGTTTGCAGAAATGAGAATTGCAGAAGCTCTAGATCAAAAAGTAAGACCTTCAATGATTGGGCCTACAAGTCTTAAGAGTAAAAAAGCTTCACAGATGCCAGGTGATATAACTTACCTTGACGAGAGAGAAGGTGGTAAAGGCTTTAGGCGTTTATTTGAGATTAACTTTGATGTCAGAGAGATGGAAGCTAAGCAAGATCAAATAAGGCAACGCATTAGTAGGGCATTTTATGAAGATCTATTTCTTCTTCTCGCTAACTCAGACAGAAGGCAGATCACTGCTAGAGAAGTAGAAGAAAGGCATGAGGAAAAACTACTAGCTTTAGGGCCAGTACTTGAAAGGATTAACCAAGATCTACTTGATCCACTAATAGAAAACACTTTCGAGATATTAAATAACAGGGATGAGCTACCAGAAGTACCAGAAGTACTACAGGGTAGAGATTATAAAATAGAATATATTTCAATCATGGCACAAGCTCAGAAGCTTGCAGGTATTGGGAATATAGAAAGGCTGGTAGGGTTTACTACTCAATTAGCGCAGCTTAATCCTGCCATCGTTCAAAAGCTAGACTATGAAGAAATGGTAGAAGATTATGCAGAGTTAGTGGGATCGCCTGTTAAACACGTAAAGACTAAAGAGCAAATGGCAGAGCTACAAGCAATACAAGAGCAGAATGAAGCAGATCTACAAGAATCTGCAGAAGCAGTAGAGATGGCCAAAACAGCTAAGACCTTAAGCGAAACACAAACAAATGAAGATACAGCATTAGATCAACTACTGGGGGAGTAATTGGACTTAAATGATCCTAAGCAGATTGCGGAAGCGGAGCAGCGTGAATTAGATATAAGAGAAAAAGAATTGAACGATATAAGAGCAATGCTATCAACTAAAGCAGGGCTACGTTTTATCTGGAGACTCTTGGAAAGCTGTAATACTTTTAATACAATTTTTGAATACGAGTCTAATAAGATGGCTTACAATTCTGGTAAACAGGATATAGGTCATTTTATCATGGCCGAAATAGTAGAGGCCGATGAAGGCTTATTGTTTAAAATGATGAAAATGAATAAGGAGACAAGATGACCATGGAGACAACTGGAGATGTAGTAACTGTTAGTACTGGAGAGTTAACACCAGAAGAAAAACCAGCAGAGCTAGAATCTGTTACCAAAGAAACAGAAGATGTATTATACTCAAAAGAAGAAACTACGGTAGAACCTGAGAGCAAAGTAGACACCCCTAGTGAAGAACCTAATGAGGATGAAGTAGCAAAAGGGGATGATGAAAAAGCAGAAGGCGATAATGATGTAGTTTATGACTTAAAATTGTCTGATGATAATGTACTAGGGCAGGATGAATTAAATAGTGTCCTAGAGTTTGCTAAAGAAAATAAGCTTGCGCCTGAATTGGCCGAAGCGGTTTGGAAAAGAGAAAACGAATTATTATCAAAACTAGGTGACGCAGAGTCTAAAAGACAAGATGATGAGCTAAAGGAATGGCGATCCTCAGTTATTAACGATCCAGATATGGGTGGTGAAAAATTGAAGATAACTACAGAAAACGCAAGGAGAGCAGTGAAAACATTCGGTAGTGAAGATTTTACTAAAGTCCTAAATGAGACAGGCTATGGGGATCACCCCGAAATAGTCCGTTTTCTTTCTAATATTGGCTCTCTTATGAATGATGATGCATTGATTCTACCTACTAGGATGGGATCAAAACCTAAAACAGCAGAAGAATTATTTTATGGATCAAATTAACTAGGAGAAAATTAAATGGCAACTTTATCAAGTAATGCTTTAACTTTGGCAGACCATGCCAAGCGTGTAGATCCTGATGGAAAAACACCAAAAATCGTAGAGCTACTAGCTCAGACAAATGAAATCTTAAATGACATGATGTTCATTGAAGGAAATTTACCAACGGGAAATAGGTGCGTTATACGTACAGGACTTCCGACCGTTTATTGGAAGCTACTAAACCAAGGTGTAGCACCTAGTAAATCATTAACTGCGCAAGTTGATGAACAGTGTGGCATGCTAGAGGCATGGAGTGAAGTAGATAAGGATGTAGCAGAGCTTAACGGTAATGTAAACTCTTTTAGACTTTCAGAAGCATCAGCTTTTATTGAAGCGATGAATCAAGAGATGTCCTCTACTTGTATCTATGGTAACTCATCTGTAGCACCAGAAGAATATACAGGTTTAGCGGTTAGATACTCAGACCTTTCAGCTACTAATGCTCAAAACATTTTAGATGCTGGTGGGACTGGATCTGATAACTCTTCTGCATGGCTTGTAGTATGGGGTGAGCAAACTTGTCACGGTATCTTTCCAAAGGGTACTAAAGCTGGTTTAGAGCATGAGGATCTAGGTCTAACTACTGTTCAAGATACTAACGGTATTGCAGGTAACAGACTTAGAGCTTATCAAGATAGATTTCATTGGAAGGTTGGACTTTCAGTTAAAGATTGGAGATATGTAGTACGTATTTGTAACATTGATATTTCTAACCTTGTAGCTAAGTCATCTGCTGCAGATCTAATTGATTTAATGATTAAGGCGATTCATAGAATACCTAATCTAAATCTAGGCAGACCTGTATTCTATATGAATAGGACTCTATCACAAATGCTAGACATCCAAAGAAGAGATGATGTAGCTGGTGGTGGTATGACTTATAAGGATGTTGATGGAAAAATCATGATGAATTTCAGAAATATCCCTGTTAGAACGGTTGACTCGTTAACTGAAACAGAAGCAAGAGTAGTTTGATTATTATTATTAAGGAGAATAAAAATGATTTTAGATAGTTTTTTACAATTTTCAGATGCACAGGCCTTAACGGCCACTGCTGCATCTACAAATGTAGTAGACCTTGGCGGTGATAACAATGTAGGTATCGGTGAGCCAATGGTTGTTGCTATTAATTTAACGGTAGCTGCTGATGACACTACTGGTGATGAGACTTACAGTGTTGCGCTTCAAACAGATGATAATGACGCATTTTCATCTGCAACAGAGCTAGGCACTGCGACTATTACTAGAGGTGATGCTGCAGGATCGAAGTATTATATCTCAGTACCTCCTACAGAGAGTGCAGAGAGATACTTGAGATTAAACTTTACATTAGGGGGAACTACTCCAACAGTTACTCTTGATGCACATCTGATCCCACAGAGTCATGTACAAAATGATGTATATTACGCTGATGGTTTCACTATTTCTTAAAGGAGAGTTAAGTGAAGGTTAAAGCTAAAAGACTAGGTTTTTACGGTAATAAAAGAAGAAGAGAAGGAGATAGCTTTTTTTTAAAGAGTGATAAAGACTTCTCGGATAAATGGATGGTTAAGGAAAGTAAAGCTTCTAAAAAGCCTGCACCTAGAAAACCTGAGAAACCTGCGAGCGTAGATAATAACAAAGACGTTATTTAATAATTCACGGAGGCGGCGAATGTCGCCTCTTTTTTTTAAGAGGTAAGCATGTCAAATAATGTAAAGTACAAAGAGGATAGTTATAGAGGTGGAGCAGCAGTTACTCCTAGTGACTCGGTAAATTTTGCAGATCCGGTAAGTGCTCTTTATATAGGTGGTGCAGGCTCAGGTAACTTAACTGTAGTTTGCTCAGATGGTAATGTTGTGGCCTTTGCAGGATTAACAGCAAATACTATTCTTCCAATCTGTGCGACAAGAGTTAATGCTACTGGTACAGATGTAACTAGTATTGTAGGCCTTAAGTAATGGCCAATAAAACAGTACTATCAAATATGGCCCTATCTAACCTGGGCACTGCTAAAGAGATAGCAGACTTAGATACTGATAAATCAGAAGAAGCTAACGCTTGTAGGCGTTACTTTGATTTTGCACTTAAATCTACTTTAAGTGATTTATACTGGACCTTCGCAACACGATACGCGACATTGAATTTAATAACTTCTAACCCTAATGATGAATGGAGTTATAGCTATAGATACCCTTCTGACTGTTTAGACTTTAGAAGGATTTTATCAGGTGAAAGAAACGATACTCAATCTACAAGAATACCCTACAAGATAGGCAGTGATGATGTAGGTTTAATTATATATACAGATAAAGAAAATGCAGAATGTGAATATACAGCTAATATAAGCAACACTGCGTTATTCCCTAACGAGTTTGACCTAGCATTTTCTTTTAGGTTATCTACATATATCGCTCCAAGAGTTACAGATGGAGATCCATTTAAGCTAAGAGATGATATGCAGGCCCAGTATGTTGTAGAGCTAGGCAATGCTAAGAAGAAAAACATGAATGAAGAAGTATCAGATCCAAAACCACAAGCTGATTCTGTAAGAGCTAGGAGATAATCATGCCAGATATGAGACTGACAGAAGAAGAGAAGAAAGATTTTAGTACACCTCAAGCTCCTAAAGCTCCTCAATATCCTTACGGATTAAGAATAACTCTACAAAAAGAGCAGCTTGAGAGACTTGGTTTGAGTAAGCCAGAGATGGATAAAGAGTTAAAATTTGAAGCAAGTGCAAAAGTCGTTTCTATTAGTGCTGAAAATGAAGTAGGTGATGAAAACGATTTAAGGGTAGAGCTTCAAATAACAGAAATGTATTTAAAGAAAGAAGAAAAAGATCAATCTATAGAGTCGGTAATTTATAGAGTATGACCACAATAACACAACGAAGCTTTTCAGCAGGTGAGATTTCACCATCTTTATATGCAAGGGTGGACCTTGTAAAATATGCAACAGGTCTTAGAACGTGTAGAAACTGTACCATCTTGAGATACGGTGGAGCTTCTAATAGATCTGGTACGCAATTTATAGGTGAGGTTAAAGACTCATCTAAAGCAGTTAGGCTAGTCCCATTTGCTTTTAATGCTCAACAGACTTATATGCTAGAGTTTGGTGATACTTACATGCGAGTCATTAAAGACAGTGCATATCTTACTGATAGTAACTCAGTTATTACAAATGTAACGCAGGCTAATCCAGCAGTAGTAACCACTTCTGCAGTGCATGGATTAACTACAGGTGAAGAAGTTTACATTGGTAGCGTGTCAGGAATGACTGAATTAAATAATAGAAATTTTAAAGTAACGGTTTTAACTACCACTACTTACAGTTTACAGCTAATGGACGGTACTACCAATCTAGATACTACTGGTTATACTGCATACTCAAGCGGTGGTACATCAGATAGGATCTATGAAATAGTAACTCCATACTCTGATACAGATGTTGGAGACATTAAATACGTTCAAAGTGCAGATGTTGTTACTATAGTACATCCAGACTACGCGCCTAGAGAATTGGCCCGAACAAGTGATACAACATGGACATTAACAGAGATATCATTTCAGCCTAGTGTTGGATTTCCAAAAAACCTAGCGGCTACAGCAGGCGCAGCAGGTGCTAATATTTATTCTTATCAAGTTACAGCAGTAGATAGTGAAACAGGTGAGGAGTCATTAGCTGGTACAGGCGCAGCGGCTACTATTACTAACATAACACAAGCAGATCCAGCAGTAGTAACTACTTCTGCTGCTCACGGATATACCACTAATGATCCAATATTTATCAATTCAGTAGTGGGCATGACTGAGCTTAACAATAGGGGTTATTTTGTAAACGTGTTAACAGCTACTACTTTCGAGTTAGTAGATGTTGATTCTATAAACTACACTGCTTATTCAAGTGCAGGCTCATCCTTTGTAGCTTACGCAAGAGTCACAGCAGCAGTGCCCACAGTAACAACACCTAATAATATTACCTGGAGTAGAGTATTTAACGCTGTTGAGTATAATATCTATAAAGAGACTAACGGTGTCTATGGTCAAATTGGTGTAGCTACTGGTACTAGCTTTGATGATATTAACATTACGGCCAATACAGGTTTAACTCCTCCTATCAGTAGAAACCCATTTGTAGGCACTGGTAATTATCCTAGTACTGTTACTTATATCCAACAGAGATTAGCCTTTGCTAATACAGATAATGATCCAGAGAAGATATTTCTAAGTAGGACAGCTAACTTTAAAAACTTTACAAAAAGCTCTCCTAGTCAGAGAGATGATGCAATTACATTTAATATTGCAGGTCGCCAAGTTAATGAAGTTAAAAACCTAGTGGACCTAGGGCGATTAGTCGTATTAACTTCTGGTGGTGAGCACTCAGTAGAAGGAGAGTCAGGGGTAATAACTCCGACTACGTTAAACCCTAGGCAATATAGCTATAACGGTAGTGGAGATCTACAGCCAATACTTGTAGATGGATCTGCTATTTACCAGCAGGCAAGAGGCTCTATCATTAGGGATCTTGCTTATAGTTTTGAAGTATCAGGATATAGAGGGGATGACTTAACTATATTCTCATCACATTTATTCGATAAATTTACCCTAGTAGATTGGGCCTATCAACAAATTCCACATAGCATATTGTGGACTGTAAGAAGTGATGGAGCTTTACTTGGTATGACCTTTGTAAAGAATCAAGAGGTAATAGCGTGGCATAGGCATGACTTTAATGGGACTGTTGAAAATGTTGCAGTTATTCCAGAAGGCAATGAAGATTTCTTATATCTAACAATCAATAGAACTATAGACGGTAATACGGTGCGGTATGTAGAAAGATTATCTACCAGGCAATATACAAATATTGAAGATGCTAAATTTATGGATAGCTTTCTAACCTATGATGGCCGTAATACTACCACTTCTCATACCATGACTTTATCAGGTGGTACTACATGGGAATACACTGAAACATTAACACTTACTTCTAGCACTTCATTTTTCACAAGTGCAGATGTTGGTAACGCAATACACCTAGAAGATTCATCAGGTGAAATAATTAGACTCACCATAGAAGGCTATACAAGTGGTACAGTAGTAACAGGTAAACCACATAAAACAGTGCCAGCTAGTTTAAGGTCTACAGCAGTCAGTACATGGACTAAAGCAGTAGATGAGATAATAGGACTATGGCATTTAGAAGGTGAAGATGTCTCGGTATTTGCTGATGAGTTTGTTGTTGCGAGTCCTAATAATGACTCTTATGATACAGTTACAGTTAATAATGGAGGGATCACATTAGATAAACCTTATGGGTTAATTCATATTGGCATACCTTACATATCAGATATAGAGTCACTAGATGTAGATACTGCAAGTGGTGAAACATTATCGGATAAAAATAAAATAGTAGGTGAGGTTAATTTATTTGTTGAAGAGTCTAGAGGTATTTGGTCAGGCCCTAAACCTCCAAGTGATGACACAGTAGATCCTTTAGAGGGTTTAACTGAGTTTAAATTAAGAAACTCTGAGACTTATGAAAACCCTGTAAGATTGATTACAGACACTATTGCGGTTAAAATTAAGTCAGAATGGAATAGCAATGGGAGAGTTTTTGTACGGCAAGTTGATCCAATCCCCATGACAGTGTTATCAATGAGTCCAGCAGGTAAATTTCCTTTTAGCGGCTAGGAGTAGTAATGAGTGGTAGTGCATCAGGCGGAGCACAAGTAGGCATAGGAGCTTTGCAGATATTGCAAGCAAAGCAACAGGCCGATGCTTTAAAAAGGCAAGGTCAGTTTCAGGCCCAACAGGATGAATTTAACGCAAAGCTATTAGATTTTCAAAAGCAAGACCTTGCGGCCAAAACAGATTTAGACATTAAAGAAAGAGGTACAGCAGCTAAGCAAATGATAGGTGCTCAAAAAGTATCACTAGCTGCACAAGGTATTGATGTAGAAGGCCAGATAGGTCAAGATTTAGCAAACCAAGAATTGCAATTTGCAGCAGATGATATTAATACAATAAAGAATAATGCGTGGAGACAAGCCTTTGGTATTGAGATAGAGCAAACAAACCTCAGACAAGGTGCCAAAGCTAAAAGGATTTCATCGGTAGGAGCAGCTAACGCTACTTTAGCTACAGGCGGTTTACGTGGCGCATCTACTATACTAGAAGGTGCAGGCAAGTTTAGAGGTACTGGCCCTGCTAAGAAAACAAGTAAGAGAACTTGGAACACAGAAGGAAGAGCGTAATATGCCAAGAATACCAACATCAGGCAGGCAGGTAGAGCAGCAGGCATTAAGAACAGGAGGCTTTAATACAAGAGCACCTGTAACAGATTTCTCATCAACACTAGGAGCATTGGCAGATGTGGCCAGTACTGTTGGTAGAATTGAAGATCAAGAGCGTGCAAAAGTAGAAGCTTCTGAGTTAGATGCATTTGAAAGTAAATTAAGAGATGAGAAGAATAGAGCATTGCATGATAAAGAAGTAGGCTTTCTAAATAAGAAGGGTAAGACCACCCTAGAAAACTTTAAGGGTTATCAAGAGAATTATAAGAAATTTGCAGATGAAGGTTTAAAAGGTCTAGGAAGTGAATCATTAAGAAATAAAGCTCAAAGGTTGGTATCTAGATATAATAGCGATGTAGACAGGTCGTTAAACAATCACACTTCTGTAGAGATGCAAAGGCATGATGATAGTCAGACTCAAGCGAATCTTAACTCAGTTACCAATGATGCTGTGCTTAATTACAAAGATAAGAGTATTGCTAGTAACAGCATAGCAAAAGCTAAAGAATATATAAGTGGAGCTGTAGATGGTAATGGGAATGTTTTGAAGGTTGGTTATGCCCAAAGAAAGGGCATGTCTAAAGCTGAGGAAAAAGAAATGTTGCTTGACGCATCTACACGCATCCACAGTGGTATTATACAACAGGCGTTAAATAACAATGAGGATTTATTAGCTAAGGACTATTTCGATCAAGCTAAGAAACGAAAGGAAATAAACGCTAAAGCAGTCACTCAGATAGATGGAATAATAAATGCACATCACATAAAAGGTGAGTCGCAGCGTCAAACTGATACTATCATTTCAGAAGATAAGTCATTATCTGATTCTCTAGCAGATGCTAGATCTATTAAAGATCCAGAACTAAGAGATGCTACTGTCAGGAGAGTTAGAGACAGATGGAATGAAAAAGATTTCATTAGAAAGGATGAGACTTTTAGAAGAGGTAATGATTTAAAAGAGCAAATAGATCAATTTGGCACTATGGATCATGTACCAGAAGCAGAAAAGATGGGCCTCACTAAAAAGAAACGCAAGCTAATTGAAGAGTATTCTAGCTTAATGAGTCGTGGGGTAGAGCCTAAAACAGATCCAATTGCTAAGCAGGATTTATTTCTAATGGCCTCAACTCCTGAAACTAGAGATAAGTTTTTAAAGACTGACTTAACTGATTATATAACCAGGCTCAGTAGGTCTGATTACAATAAATTTCTAGACATGCGTAGAGATATCCAACAGGGCGGATCAAAGTACAATCCTGAGTTTGGAAAGTTCTTATCAGATAGTCAGACTATAAACAACACAATGACAGAAGTAGGGATTAGCAATAAAAAGAAGCGTGCCCAATTTACCAACATGGTGCAAGATAGAGCAATTGAATGGCAACGTAGAAATCAAAAGAAGGATATTCCTCAAGATGAGCTAAAGAAGATTTCCGACTCTCTTGCTACAGAAGTAACAGTAGAAGGATTCTTTTTCGATTCAAACAAAAGACTATTTGAAGTTAGTAGTAAAGATTCTATAGTTGGTGTAGAGTTTGATTCAATCCCAGAAAACCGAAAGGCCCAGATAAGAGAAGCTTTAGAAGGTGCAGGAAAGCAACCATCAGAAGAAGAAATGATTAAAGTGTATCAACGCTGGTTAAAGAAGAGTTTAAGCAATGACTAACCCCTTTACAGAGTTTATAGGTGAAGAAGAAGAAACTAAGCCTAATCCCAAAAGCCTTAAAGAAAACCCATTTACAGATGTAGTGAAAGAAGGTGAAGAGTTTGAAACTGTTCAATACAATGGATCTATAACTAAATCTTTAGAGAATACTCCAGACAGGCAGATGGAAATTAACAAGCTGTCAGAAGATATGAAGCTACCATCTACCTTTGTAGATAGAAACCTGGATCATTTAAAAGCAAATAAAAAAAAAGAAGAACTAAGACAAATACAAATAACTAACCCTATGCTGGCAGAAGTCATAGCTAAGCCTGAGAAAATGGCCCTAGCTCAAGATGACATCGACAATCTTAAGAAAACAGAATTGATTGCTGGAAGGTTTAAATTTAAACCAAAGCAGGAGAGTCTACTAGACAGTATCGGTAGAGGGTTTGAGATTAATACTTCTAACCTTGAGAAATCTTATTATGTAGGTCAAGCATCACAAGGTATGGGTGATGACACGGTTTATCAAAACATTGTAGATATAGAGAATCGAGTCCGAAAACTCCACGACAGTAGGCCAGGGTACGCAAAAGAATTTGATAAGAAATTTGGGAAAGAAGCTCTTGAGCTAGATAAGGCCTACTCTGATTTAGTAACATCTTTCGAGCAATCAAGTAATGCAGATCTTTTGCAGAGACTTTCACTATATGGCACTGAGTCAGTTAGAACAGCAGGCGAGTTAATGGACCTGATAGGAGTTATAGCAAGCAACCCTAAAGGTTTAGTAGAAACTTCCAGCATGTCACTTGCAAATAGCTTTGCACCATTGGCAGCATCTTTACTTGGAGCTAAAGCAGGTGCAGTAGCAGGAGCACCACTAGGGCCAGTAGGCGCAACAGGTGGAGCAATAGCAGGTGCGACAATAGCAGGTGTTACTACAGGTACAATATTAGAATACGCTGCAGAAATTGAAGGCGACTTAAAAGAGCGTGGAATAAATTTTGCTGATCCAGAAGCTTTAAAGAAAGCATTTAATGATAAAGAATTTGTTACGATTGCTAAAGATAAGGCCTTTAGAAAAGCTATAACTACTGCATCAGTAGAAACGATGTTTAATATTATCGGTGGTGCGTTAATTGGTAAAGCTGTTAAGGGTGGAACCACTGCAGCAAAAGTAGGAGCAGTAGCAAAGGGTCAAGCTCTAGATGTAGTAGGTGAGGGTTTAGGAGAGTTTGCAGGTCAAGCAGCTAAAGAGAAGGATGTAAAGAAAGCTAGTCCAGGTGAAGCAGTTTTAGAAGCTGCTAGCGCATTAGTGACTGCTGGAGGTATGTCAACTTTTGGTTACGCATTTGCTACTACTAGACAAAAGGCGCAGGTAGTTAAGCAAGCTTATGATAAAGCACAAGATGCTAGAGCATTTCATCAAGGGCTAGATGATGTAACTGAGATCATTCAAGAGTCAAAAGCATTTGAGCGCGATCCAGAAATAATTAAAGATATCTTAAATAACGGCTCTGATAATCAAGATGTTTACTTTCAAGCTGATGAGTTTGAAGATCATTGGAACGCTTTAGGAGAAAACCCTAAAGAAAAAGCAGATGAGCTACTTCCTAACGGTAGGCAAGATCTAGAGCAGGCCAAGCAAGAGGGCAATGCTTTAAGGGTATCTTTAGGGGATTACGTAACTAAGTTTGGTAATGAGGAGAGTTTCACGGAGCTATCTAAGTTAGCGCGTAGAGACATAGATTCATTTTCATTAAAAGAGACTGAAACAGTTACGGCTAATATTGATTCTCTATTAAAAGAATTAAGCAAAACAGCTAAGGCAGATCAACAAAAAGCTAGAATAGAAATAGACGCAAGGAAAGCAGTCCAAAACGATATCGAGGGCCAACTATCTGCAGTAGGTCAAAAAGCTAAAGATGCTAAATATGCAGGTATTTTATGGGCATCGAATACAAATGCGCTAGGCACTATAATAGGTGAAGATGCCATAGACTTCCATAGAAGAAGAAGTTTAGAAATAGTTTCACCAGAAGAATCAGTAGAAAAAAAGAATGTCCTAGAGCAGCGTACTAAAAGAGGCTTTACTGTAAAGAAAGGTGAAAAGCTTAAGGCCCAATTGCCTGAAAGGGTAAGCCTTCCTAGACTAACTCCTTTTAAATCTCCAGAAAACTTTGTAGAGACACCAGCTAAATTAAAGACTGGTTTATCTAAAGTGCTGGCCGAAACATCACAAGTGAATGAGCAGTCAGGTAAGCAATTAAAGTTAAGTCAATCATCATTAAACTTTCTAGTAGATAAGATACACGACAAGTTAATTAGTACTTCTAATAGAAAGAAAAAGCGCAAGTCACAAATATTATTCAATGAGTCATTAACTGCTCTTAAGAATTTACCTACTCTGATGAAAACAGCAGTACCAACATTTGATACAGAAGATGGTAATGAGGTTTATTACGCATTTGGTAATGGAGAGTTAAATACAGTAGGTGTTAAATTTGAAGTTGATACAGATGGAAATATTCAAGATATAGAAGTAGCGGTAAATCGCCAGGTCGCCCCGATCGGTCAAGCAGATATAAATCTGATCCAATCGAGGTCGTTACCCGACAATATTAGTCTAGCAGAGTTTCAGCAATACGTCAATGCAGGGCGCAATATAAATATGCTCTTTCAGGATGATGTAAAGGCAATAAACAAGATAAATCAAGATGTTATGGGCTTTTACTCTAAAATAGAGAATGAAGTGCAAAAGATGGACTTTAAGTCTATGCCTGCTAAAGATCTGAAAAACCGTATAAACAAAATCGAAGGTCTTAAAAAAGAAGAGATAGAATGGACAGGTTTATTTGATTGGCTGGAAGGTATCGAATCAAAAGTATCTAAAGAGCAGGTTACACAATTTCTCCAGCAAAACGGAGTTAAAGTAACTCAGACTGTATTAAGTCCAGATTATGCAGGTCCAGCTACAGGCGGTATTCAGTCTGTTGAAACTGATTGGCAAGAGCCAGAAAATGTGGCCTATAACGATTATGATCCTCATGGTGATTACATAGTAGAAATAGATGAAGAAATTAGATCCAGGCTAGAAGATGATTATTATATTGAGATTCGTATTCCAGAAATTGAAAAAGAAATCCGCGAAGAAGATCCAGAGCTTACAGATGAAGAAGTCAAAAAAGAAACAATGGAGCGAGCAGAAAAGGAAGCAGAAGAAAGTGCGATTGAGTATGCAGAGGAGGAAGCGAATAATCCAGACAGCGACTACGCAGCTACTAAAATAGTTGATGATGTAAACGACATTGAAATATGGAATATCGGCTACGATGGAGATTGGAGATACGGAGATGCTTATGGTGAGTCATTAGGTACTTCAAGCGAAGAAGAGGCAAAGATACGTGCTATTAAGCACGCAGTAGAGCAGGGCGATATAGACTTTGAAGGTCTACCAAATCTTTTATTTACAAGAGATGATGTAACTTTCCCAGAGCCTAAAATAGAATATGATAATGACTTAATAGAAAAAGAAACTGCTAAGTTTATCAAAGAGAATAAAAAAGAATTAGAAACAGAAGTAAAAGAAGTAGTACATCCACAATTTTATAAAGACACTGATTTAAAAGGTGAGGAGTTAGCAGAAGAGTTAGCAGGCGACGTAGAGAGTCTAGCAGAAGATAAAATAAGAGAAGATTACAAAAATGGAGAGTTTGGACCTGTCAAAAAAGAGCTAGTAATCAAAGAGCCTTTTAACGGTAGGATTACTGGAAATGATGAAGATGGTTATATTGTATCGCTTCATAAATTAACAGTAGGCGATTTTAAAGGCACGCTAGATGATGCTAAAAATAAGCTGCTTGAGATGGCAGAAGAAGAAAAGATTATTTCCAGAAGAGAAGAGGATAAGCCAGAGTTAACGCAAGAGCAGCTTAAGAAAGAATTAATTGAGCCTAAAGGTAAGACTAACTGGGAAGAGTACACAGTAGAAGGTGGAGATAATTATAGAGAAGTATTATTAAACCTTCCAGATATTGAGGGTAAATTCACAGAAGATGCTCACTTTGATGGGCATAAAAACTTTATAGCTCACCTTAGATTAAAAGACCGTGTAACAGAAGATGGCCAAAAGATACTCTACATAGAGGAAATGCAATCTGATTGGCATCAGCAAGGTAGAAGAGAAGGCTATAAGAGAGATCTAACTCCAGAAGAAAAGAAGCAGTCAGATGCACTTGAGAAGCAGATAGATGCGAAGCAAAAAGAATATGACCAAAAAGAAAAAGAAATAAAAGAGAAGGCCAGTAAAGATCACTCAGAAGAATTTACCAAGCTTGAAAAAGAAGCTGATGAGAAAGTTTCAAAAATTCAGAAAAAGATAGATGAGCTTGATCAACAGGTAGAACAGATAAGAGATGACAGGCAGGAAATTCAGAAAAAGATAGATAAAAGTAATAGTAATTTTGAGGATGAATTATCTGAGGGCACTTTAACTAAAGAAAGAGAAGATTTTTACAATAAAGAGATGGAAGGGTTAAGAGATGAAAGATCAAAAAATAGTGAGATTTTATCTGCAAAGAAACTAGAGTCAAGGAAACTAGATGATGAAATAGACGACTTAGAGGAACCTTTTAAAAGTTTTATCCAGTGGGCCATTAATACAGGTCGCATGGATATAGCTCCACTTAACCAGATTAAAGTAGATATAGATGCACTAGCATCTGAAAAAGCAGAATTATTAAAGCCTACAAAATCGGATATTCCAGATGCACCATTTAAACAAACAGAAGCATGGTCAATGCTTGCATTTAAACGTGCTTTAAGAATGGCAGTAGAACAGGGTTACGATTCAATAGGGTGGACTCCTGGGCATATCCATTCAAATAGATGGACTAGAGGAAACTTTTCCCAGCGTGTTGATTTTGAAAGAATTGAAGGCACTGATGATTATAATCTAGCAATACACCCAACAGATGGCCGTGATCCAATAACAACAAAAAGGCATAAAGGGCAATTAGCAGAGCTTCTAGGAGAGTCTGCATATAACGCTATTATAGAATCAGATGGTAAAGGCACTGTAACTGATGAGTTAAATGTCAAGGATGTAGGACTAGAAGTCCATTATGACAAGGTGCTACCTAACGCGATAAAGAAATACCTCAAGAAAATAGACAAGAAAGCTAAGGTAGGGACTGCGAAGGTTACAACAGGCACAATAGAAGGCTTTACCAAAGAAACCATGGACCAACTTAAAAGTATCTCTTTGAAAAGAATTGAAGATGCAATAAAGAAGGCAGATAAAGACGATGCCAGTGTAGGTGTAATTAGGACTTTGGAAGAGTTTAAAGAATTTTACTTAACAGAGTTAGAATTTCCTGGATTAGCAAAAGATGAAAAGCAGAATAAAATCGAAGAATATTCAATCAATTTAAACATTGCATCACTTGAATATTTAGACATTAAGAATATAAAGCAAGGTAAAATTGGTGTTTCTTCACTAGAAAGCTGGAACCTACCCATAACAGATAAAATGATTGAATCTATTTCCAATGGGCAACCATTATTTCAAAGAGATTCAGACGGTCCTAAAGGTTATCTAGATCTATCAGATCCTCAAAAGTTTGTTATCGGTTTAATGAAAAATGCAAACAAGTCCACTATCTTACATGAGATGGGCCATGCCTTTCTAGAGAATATGAAAATAGTAAGTGAGCATTTAGACACTCTTAATCCTGATGATTATACTGAGGCGCAAAAACAATTTAGAGCAGATCAACAGTCAGTGCTAGAGCATTTCGGATTAGATAACATTTATCAGGTTAGTAATGAGCAACATGAGGAATGGGCCAGATTAACAGAAGCTTATCTAATGGAAGGTAAAGCACCTAGTAAGAAACTAAGGAAAGCTTTTAATACCTTTAAGACATGGCTAATAAATATTTATAGAAATCTCTCAGGAGTAGAAAAGGCAGCAGGTCAAAAGCTTGCACTGACTCCAGAAATGAGAGAGATATTTAATAGACTCTTAGCGACACAAGATGAGATAGAAGATCTAAATCAATCCCAGGGTTTTAGCGCGAATGAGCTTACAGAGTATCTAGCGGTATTAGGGATAGGAGAGTCAAAAGAAAAAGAGAAGATTATGGCAGCGCATCTAGAAGCTAAAGATGAAGCTGAATTAATTCTATATAAGAAGCATTTAAAGCAATTAAGAAAGAAGAAAACCAAAGCATATAAGGCACGCAAGAAAGTATTAACTCAGAAGTTCACAGAAGAAGCAGACATTAACCCATTGTATATGGCCACTGACTCTATTGTGTCTGGAGAGATTGATGGTGAAGCTCCTGCAGGCTTTGAGAATTTAAAGTTTAACAAAGAGATGCTTAAAACCTTTCTAAGTCCAAATGACTTTAAGGCCTTTCCTAAAAATCTTTATAGTAATGATGGGGGATATCCTAATTTGGTATCAGATGTTTTAGGCTGGAATAGTGCAGATGACTTATTGAGTGCGATTCTAACTAATCCAAGTAAGAAGGACTTTATAAAGTTTTCAACACAAAAAGAATTATCAAAAGAATTTCCTGATTATATGTCACCTACTCAAGAGAATCAGATGAAGGCAGATGCTATAAACGCAGTGGATAATGATAAAAGAGGTACTGCGCTGCGCCTAGAGTTTGATGTTATGGTTGACAAATTTCCAAGTGAAACTAAAAAACTTATCCAACAAACAGTTAAAAGACTTCCTAATACAAAAGAAGTTAAAGAGCTTGCAAGGGACAGAGTACTAGCTACACCATACCAGGACGCTAGACCTTCTAGATATCAACAGGTGGAGCAGAAGAATAGGCGAGAAGCAGGCGTGTTTATGACTAGAGGAGACTTTGATAAGGCCTCTAAAGCTAAGCTTAACGAGTTGGTTAACTTTCAGATGAGTAAGGAAAGTGCAGAGATTCGTGAGAAGATTGAAAAAGATATTAAGAAAAATAACGACAGATTAAGAAAGAGTGATAAGGATTTAAGCAAGTCATTTCAAATGGACATGATTAAATCTGCTCAAAGTATTCTAGCTAGATTCGGAATGATTACAGAAGTAGAGACTAAAAAGCTTGAAGTCTATTTAGATCAATTGAAGCGATATGATCCTAAAGCTTATGCCAAAGTAGATGGCCTTACTTCTAGCCTAGTAGACTTTGAGGATAAACCATACAAGCAATTAAGAACTAGAGAAGTGCAAGAGATACTAGAGACTGTAGACGCTCTTTATAATTTAGCGCGTCAAGAGAAGCAGATTCTAGTTGATGGCAAGTTAATGGATAAAGAAGAAGCTCTAGATGAGATGATTGCTCAATTAGAGGAAATACCAAGGCAGGCCATCAAGAAAGAAAAAGATTTAGGAGGTAGAGCAAAAGGCTTTCTACTTAGCGCAAAAGCAAATATGACAAGAATGGAGCACTTGATAAGCTTCCTAGATAGAGGTAAAGCTACAGGTGCATTTAGATCATTTATTTTCAATAGGGCAAATGATGCCCAGACTGACTATACGCAAAAGATGGAGCAAAGGCTTTCACAGTTAAACGCTTTGATAGATAAACACTTTAGCGGCCTTCTTAGAGATTCAAGAGAAATATCTATCAATGAATACTTTAGGGATGTAGATCCACAATTAAGCTCTCTTACTAGAAGTGAGATTGTCATGGCCCTTATCCATAGTGGTAACGACTCGAATAAGAAGAAGTTATTACTTGGTAGAAATTGGGGTACAGAGACAGATTTCGGAATATTAAACACCGCAGCTTATGATTCTTTTATCAAGGATATGATAGAGCAGGGTGTAATTACTAAAGACATGATGGATGGAGTACAAGCTGTTTGGGATCTATTTGAAGATATCAAGCCAGAGATTCAAAAGACTCACAAGGAAGTTTACGGCTACTTCTTTGAAGAGATAGAAGCAAATGAAATAGATACCCCATGGGGAACTTATAGAGGTGGTTACGCTCCAGCAGTTACAGATCCACTACTAGTATCAGCAGAAGCAGCTAGACAAAATGAGGCCAGTACGGAGCAGGATGTTAACAGGTTTACATTTGCTACAACACCTAAAGGCTTTAGAGAAAAACGTATTGAGAATTACAATAGGGCATTATCTCTAGATTTCAGGTTGATTAAATCACACGTAGAGAAAACAGTCAGATTCACTACATTAGAATCAGCAGTACAGGATTTAAACAAAATCATTAACGATAGAGAATTTATAGACTCTATGCATGATGTAAATAACACATGGATAAACGAAGTCTTTACCCCATGGCTTGCTAGGTTTGCATCTCAACAGACTACAAAACCAGCAGACTCTAGAGCAGGTAGAGCAGCAGCTAATGTATTTAACTTTTTAAGGTCTAATGCCAATATGCAATTAATGTTTATGAATGTGGTAAACACTGCAGAAAACATCTCGGATATTATTCCGGCCATGGTAGAGGTTAACCCTAAAAGACTTATGCAGGGTATCAATGCCTACATGTTTAACAATAAAGAAGTAATGGAGACTATCAATAGATTATCCCCTGAAATGAAAATAAGGTTGGAGAGTCAGATATTTGAGATTAACGACCAATACAAAGAAATGACCATTGCTAAAAACAAGGGTCAAGAGCTACTACAAAAGACTCAGGACTTGTCACGTAAACATACTTACATACTCCAGAAGGCAGTACAGAACGTAGTAGAGATATCTAGCTGGCACGCAGCATTTAATCAAGAATTAGAACGCAATGGGAATAATGAAAAGGCAGCAGCTAAATATGCAGACTCTCTTACTAGAAGAGTTATGGGATCTAACAGACCAATAGATGTGGCCAACATAGAAGCAGGTAACTTCTATGAAAAGATTGTTTTAACTTTCTATGGCTATTTCCTAAACAAAGCTAACCTGATAGCATTTGCACCAGAGAATAAGAAATTAAAAGCAGTAGCATTAGGTGCAGTAGCTCCAGCAATTGTAGGTGCCTTACTTAGAAAAGCAGTTAAGGGTAGCGATCCAGAAAAAGAGTTACCAGAAGAAGCTTTAGAAGTATTAGTAATGGAGCCAATTAGATTCGGAGCAGCAATGATACCTGGAGGCGGTACAGCTTTTAGGTTTATTCAAGGTAAATTTAACGATAAAATATATGATGACAGGCTATCAATTTCTCCACTCCAAGGAATGTTTGAAGCTTCACAAGGAATAGTAAATATTTTTTCAAAAGATGAAATAAGAGGTAGAGACATGAGAGACTCACTTAACTTTTTTGGTACAGTTTCAGGGCTGCCACTAGGTACAGCAGGTAAACCAGTAGGCTTTATGATAGACTTAGAGCAAGGAAAGCAAAGGGCAGAAAACCCAGTAGATGTGACTAGAGGCATCGTAACTGGAAGATCGGGGAAAAGATAAATGACATTAGCAAGTACAGCAAATAGAAACGATTATACAGGTAACGACACCACTGCAACATATAACTACTCATTTCGGATATTCCTTGAAGGCGATCTGCTTGCCACTGTTAGGAATACCACTACAGATGTAGAGACTACATTAGCCCTCACTACTGATTACACTGTTACAGGTGTTACAGATGATGGTGGAGGTACGATAGTACTACAAGGTACTGGTAAAGATTGGCAGGGTACTGGATCTAACCTAAATACAGGCTACTCTCTTACAGTTAGGAGAGTCGCACAATTAACTCAGAATACAGATATAAGAAACCAAGGTGACTTCTTTCCAGAGGCCCATGAGAATCAATTTGATAAGTTAACAATGATTGACCAACAGCAGCAGGAGGGTATTGATAAATCATTAAAGCTCTCTGAAACAGTGGCATCTAGTGACTTTGATCCGACTATACCAGCTTCAATAGTGGGTGTAGACGGTATTTCAATTATAACTAATCCTGCAGGTGATGGGCTTATAGCTGGACCTACAGCAGATGAAATAAGCTCAGCATCAGGCTCAGCTACAGCAGCAGCGGCCAGTGCAGCAGCAGCAGCGACAAGCGAAGATAATGCAGAAGATTGGGCCACTAAAGTTGATGGCATAGTAGAAGCAACAGATTATTCATCTAAGGCATACGCAGTAGGTGGTACTGGTGTAACTGATACTGCAACAAGAGGAGCAGCTAAAGAGTGGGCCAATAAGACATCTTCAACAGTAGACACATCAGAGTTTTCAGCTAAAGAATATGCTCAAGGTACTCAGTCAGGTACAGGCGGCTCAGCTAAAGATTGGGCCAGTGAAACGGCTACAGATGTAGATAGTGGTGGAGAGTATTCTGCTAAAGAGCACGCACAAGGGACTCAAACAAGAGGCGCATCTGGTGGAGGATCTTCTAAAGATTGGGCCAATTATACTGGCTCTACAGTAGATGATACTGAATACTCTGCTAAGCATTATTCAAACCTAGCAGCGACAAGCGCATCAGATGCAGCGACAAGTGCAGCATCGAGTCAATGGAATGATGTACAATTTATAACTAATGCGGATTCTCCTGTTACGGTGGCCGATGCTGATACAGGTACCCTTTACAGCGTAGACACATCAGCAGGTGCAGTAGTTTTTAACCTAGATCAAATATCAACACTTACATTAACTAGTGCATGGTCAATAGGTATCAAGAAAACCGACTCATCTGCTAACACAATTACAGTTAACAGAAGTGGCACAGATACTATAGACGGTGGAACCTCTAAGACAATTGATAGACAATTTGAAGGTGCTACATTTATACCGGATATTGATCCATCCCCTGATGCCTGGACTACATTAACTTATGGTGAAGTAACTGTTACAGGAGACATTGTAGGGACTACCGATACTCAGGACTTGAGTAATAAGAACTACATTATTAATAACGCAAGTAAGACTACTACCTATACGGCCACGGTAAATGATGAGGTATTACTATGTGATACAAGTGGAGGGGCCTTTACAGTTACTCTTTATGCTGCAACAGGTAATGCAGGCAGGACTTTGATAATTAAAAAGACTACAAGTGATTTCAATTTACTCACGGTGGATGGTAACGCATCTGAAACAATTAACGGAAACACAACAACAACTCTTATAACTCAATATGAGTCAGTGAGGTTATTTTGTGATGGTAGTAATTGGTTTATCCTTTCAAGAGAAGGCACTCATACGCTACCACAGTCTTTTACATCTGATATAGATGGAGTCACAACAGATCCAACTAAAGGTACGGTTGTTCAAGATGTTGCTTATTGGTGGAGAGAAGGCAAGTTTATGCTTTTTAATTGGACTTATAGACAATCAGCAGGTGGTACCAATGGCTCAGGTATTTACAAGTTTAAAATCCCAAATAGCGCAAGCCTAACAATAGATTCAAATTACGTTACAATAAGTACTGCGCCTAATACGATGACAGTAGGAAGGGGTGTACTGCAAGATGGTGGCGGCTCAGATGGACTTACCGCAACACTGTACCCTGCACAAGCATACGCTTATGACTCAACCAGTCTTACTGTTGCTTATTGGACTCAATCAGCAGGTAACTTAATCACTCAGAGAATACAATGGGATTCTGCAAACGGTGGTAATCTTGGCTCAACAACTACGTTTTATATATCTTTTGAAGCCAAGATACCTATAACAGAGTTTAAAGCAGAAAACGAATAATAGGAGAGTATCATGGATGATATATCTAAAATGCTAGTTGAGGAAATCAGACTATTAAGAAACGATATATCAGTACTACACAAAAGACTTTCCAAGTTAGAGACAAAAGTAATATCATTGGGTGCGGTAGCTGGTGCTTTAGCTAGTTACTTAAAATCTAAATTTTTCCCTGGAGGGTAACATGCCATTATCAGAAAACACAAAAACAGCTTTACTAGAAGCTGGTGAAGAAATCACAAAAGTATCACTATCACAATCTGTATTAGTTGCAAAAGCATTTGCTGCTGATTCTGAAAGTGTAGTAGATGACCAAGTAGTAGCAGGTGTAGAGATGCTACAAAAAGCTTTCCTAGATCAACTAGTAGACAAAATTAATCCTAACGATTAATGCTCCAATACATACTAGGTATATTGGTAAAAGAATTAGTCCAAGCTCTGTTTAAGGCAGGGCAGGACTACGCTAAACTACGTACCAAAAAGAAAGAAGATAAGGAAAGCGTAAATGCAGCACTTAAGGAAAAAGATCCAAAAGCTAGGGCCGCTCGCATTGGCGATCTGCTTCGTTAGTTGTGCATCTTGTAAAAAGTTTGATTGGGAACCTAGACCATATATAGGCGATTCAGTAAATCAAGAGTTAATTAACGCTGCAGGAGAGTCGATTAAATGTGACCAAACTACCTTTGATACTATGACCTGCTTTGATCCCCTTAATATAGCAGAGCTTAAAACTGCTATAGATTCAGTTAGGAATAAGAAAGCAAGAGAAAAGCTCCAGAAGGCCTATAATAAGGCACGTAAAAAATAACCTCTTTTCACACTATGTTTACATTACTGATTTTTGCATGTAAACACAAGTGACTCAGGAGGTTATATGTCAATAAATACAGATGTTAATAAAGTTATACTAATGGGCCATGTAGGTGCTGATTGTGAGTTAAAGTACACTCCTTCTCAAGTAGCTGTAGCATCATTCTCTTTAGCTACCAATGAGAGATGGACTAAAAATAACAAAGTAAAAGAAAATGTCCACTGGCATAAAGTGATAGCATGGGGAGAGTTAGCTAAGCATTGTAATAGCTACATCAAAAAAGGTAAGAAAGTTTATATAGAGGGCAGGATAAGCTACAGGACTTATCAGGCCAGTAATGAAACTAAATACATTACAGAGATATTAGCCACTAGCGTTAACGTAATACCTTAAGGCTTATCGGTAAGAAACTTATCTAGGTAGTGGCCCCTTTCCTCAACTGTCTCAAAGAGCCATTGGGTTATGACATTACCATCTACACCAATGAAGGCTAGTGCAATAGCCTTCTCAGTTTCTCCAGCATGTTGTGGTAACTCTTCAAGGTATTCTGCAAAGGTCACTACGTTAGAGTTATTAACTGGCATATTGTTAAAGTGATGAAACTTTTCATTAATAACTTTTTTATAAGGTGGATTAATAAACATTATGTACTCCTAATTAAATAATTTATCCCAATTGGAAAATAATACTAGCGGACCTACAAAGAGAAATAGATCCGACATCTCTAGACTGAATCTTTTATTGCTTACCTTAACATACCATAAGGCGTATAAGTTTCTTAGAAGGGCATAACCCCAAAGCGTTAATACCATTAAAAGTGCTATTATCTGTATTGTGGTGAACTTATCCATCAATAATCCTCATGTCCTGTAAAGTGGCAAGTTAGTTGTGCTCTATTTAATTTACCTTGATAACTATAAACCACTGATATTTTTTTATAATTATCGTCAACAGGTTTAAATGCGCCCATTATAATGCTGCCTTTAGGTAAATGAGACTGTAGCTTTTTAATTTTCCTTTCAGATAGTTTCAAGCTGTTAATCATGATAACTCCTAATGTAATAAGGGGTTACTTAATTGTGCATAGTTTCTTAATATCTTCTTATCGTTTTGGCTTAACCTACTACCAGATCTTTTTACATCTACACTAGAAGGTGCTTTAATTCTTAGATATATTCTACTTGCATCAGCTCCACCTTTATGCCTAGTGATTTCTATATTGTCTCCAATATGCAAAACCTCATCTCTGTGCAGGCCTAATACTAGATGGCCGTGCTCTTTCTTTTCTTTCTTTGGTATTAACATAACTTACCTTCACCTATAAAAAGTTTTAAAAATTTAACCTTATGCCACTTGCAACACTCGCAAGGGTACTTGTAACAGAGTAAACCTCTACAATCTTCGCTTGACTCCTTCTCAGATTCCTTAGATTTAAACTCTTCTCTGTTCAAATTATTACCTTCTCTGTATTCTTTATCTTGAGTGTCCGCACTCATAACACCTCCAGTGTTCCAATAGGGCCTTGCTTTATGGATGAAGTAAGGCCCTTCTATATTAAACATTCGGCCCAAAACTTCGCTTGTGTTTCAGGCTCCATATAATCATTGTGATTATCTCCGAAAAATAATTCTGATAGCAGGCTAACATCCATGTGCTTTCTAGCATCACGTAGATTTTTATACCCTCTATCACCCTTTTTGACTTTCTTGACACCGCGCACTCTACGCTCAGGAAAGCATACACTAAAGTACTCTAGAATCATCTCAGCTTTATGTATGGACTCATAGTCTTTATCTAGCACCAGTATTTCAGCACCAGATACTTTCCCATTGAAGGAGTTAAAGTGAGGCTCCAGGGACGCATTAACAGAATGGGAATGTGCTAATTTATGTGCTGCCCCTGAAACCCCTGATTTATTTCTTGTTTCAATTGGGAATATTTCACTTAATCTTTTATTAACTACACCTAGGCCATGTGGAAGAGAGCCATCATTTAATACTGTTTGGCCTATTCTACATGCATAATAGTACTCACTTATGCCGTTATAAGCTAAAGCACCTTGCTTAGTTATTGAATGAGGGATGATTATTCCCCATTGTGAAGGTTTCAATACGCCTTCACCATATCCAATAGTTTTAGGTTTAAATAGTCTCATATAAGATTGAAGGCCTTTAGTATTGATCTGAATTTTCTAATACCGATCTTGTCAGCATATCTAATTAGTAGTTCAATGCCATTGGTCATGTTACCATCGCCTACTCTGTATAGAGTTTCTTTAGCTTCGTTAGATAATCTAGCGTGGAAATACCCTTTTTTCATTTACAATCCTTTTTGTGTTTACCTAAATTAAATGTATTAACTTAATATGTAAACATGGTTAAGGGAAATACTATGAAATTTTTTCAGGGTGTCTATAATGTTTTGAAAATATATGCACTGATAGGGGTTATTGTTATCCTTGTCAGGTTTATAGCTTCCCTAGTGAGATAGCTCTATTGACATCACCTCTAGCCGCTATGAAGTCTTTAATAAACAATGACAAGAAAAGCTCACTACCTGTAGAGCTTTCAGTTATATACAGGTTACAGCCTTTTAAATAGGTAATAAAGTTATCATAAAAGAATTGCTCACCATGCTTAGCTATGATCTGCTCTTTCTTTTTGTGCGCCCACTTGCGTAAAGATGCAGCTTCTTTGCTATTGTCTATCTCCACTTTTACATTCTCAGATTCATTAGCTTCCTTGTCTGGACTTCTTCTTTTTTTCCAGTAGGCAGCAGTAGCTCCAGGCTCCATAGTAAACCCCTTTAATATAATATTAAGCGTTGCTTATCATTGATGCAATAATTTGAGGAGTAAAAATAAGAAGGGTTTAATTTCGGCTTTACAAATACTACTTTGTAAGCCTACTCTTAAACCCGAACAAAAACAAAACAATGTCTGAATATTACCATGATAACGCCTTAGGGCAAGTCTTTTATTCCCCATTGTTTTGTTTTTAATTAAATCCAGTGAGGGGGTAGCTATTTCCCACTTATGGCCGCGTGCTGGTGACAGGGCCATTTGCGATAATAGCTGGATCGGGCGACGCCTCGTGAGGGGGGATTATATAAGTCGTTTTGGTTTGTAAGACCGGGGTAAAGCTTAGATTTAAAAGGGATCTAACGGAAAAAGAGCATACACTCTAAGCCCTGCGAGAAGTGGTGAGTCCTTGTAACGGTACGCGTCTTTAGTTAGTCGGCATACTAGACTCCCTTGGATAAGCTCAACCTGAAAAAAGGGATTGCAGAGCGTTAATAAGGAGATATATGAGTAAAATAATTACAACTACAGAAATTAGAAAGAGGATGGAAGTATTCGGAAAAGAGATAGCTAAAATTAACGAGGAGTTTTTATCTCCATTAGTTGAAGAATGTAATGAAATAATTCAAAGAGAATTAGATAAGCGTGATAGTGAGAATAGAGATAGTAAAAAATAAGCCAAGTACAATAGATTCAATATCAGTTAGTAGATTTCTTTTTCATGTTATGAGTTTTATAAGTTTGCCCATTAAGTTTCTAGGGGACCTTATATATTTCCTGGTATGGATATTCTTAAAGTAGTCAAAGTTTTTATCACTATGCATATAAGCAATATCATCAATGTAATTTCCTTCAAGTGAGTAACTTGAATGGTTGAATACTTCTGTAATTGTATTATTTTCAATAGCATCATCAAAGGCTGATTCTGCATCTCTAGTCTTTAATTTGTTGAACATGCTATCCTTCACTTTTTTTCCATTTGTTATCAAATTTACTAAACCAAAAACCTTTCTGTATCAATACATCTTCAAGAAAAGGATATTCTTTAACGAATCTAGTTAGTTTAATATCTTCTTTTTGCCTGTGATGTTTAAAACATAAGGGCATCATATTATCATCTGTGCATTTTCCACCGGAGCCAAAGCTTTTAATATGGTCCCCTGAAACTTGATAAGTATCTCCACATACAATGCAAGGCATCTGAGAATACCTTTTAGCTTGTTTCTTATCTCTCTTTCTTTTAGGCATCTCTGTTGTATACCTCCATTAAGGCCCGACCTTTACTAATGCTTGAAACGCTTAATATTTGGCCTGTATCTTTTTTAGATATAGTGATGCACTTAACTAGTTTAAAGAAGGGGTTAAGGTACTCGACTATCATAGTCGCTTTATGGCCTTTGATTATAAAGCCATCTTTAGTTTTTATCTTTTTCATAAGCGCATTATAACATCAAATTAATGTGTTTACAAATGTGTTTAAATTTTATACGTTTAAATTTTAGACAACTGTTAAAAAACTGGGCACTGATGAATAACTCCAAAAAGCATAAATTTTTTAGTCATCTCTTAGAGAAAAGTTTAACGTATTTCATCGGTGCCCTTCTTTAATTATGAATAAACAACAACTTGAGACATTTAATTTAGGGTATGTAATTGCTAGGCCAAAGAGAAACGTGAAGCTTGTAATAACTACTCCTAGAATCCATTACCCTTGCTGGAAATGTAATACAGATGTATTTAGAGAGAAATGTATAAGGCATACGTATGGTACTGCGTTTTTCTATTTCGAGTGTTTTAAATGTTATGTGGAGAGTGAAGAGTTAGAAGGATGAATTTTATTATGAATGAAAAGCAAAGAGATAAGATTTTAAAATTAACTAGAGCATTCTATGAAGCTCAAGGGTGCGTATTCCCTAGTGATAACAGGGAAATGATTGAATATATCTACGACTCAAACCATCCAGCAGAAACAGGTTGTTTAGAGTTATCTATTCAAGCTCATAATATATATTGTGATGGTGATTTAGATTTAAACTCATTCTTTGAATGGCATGGTTTATAAAAGCAGGAGAAATAATATGGGGATAGATACTAGTCATGGTTGTTGGAATGGGTCCTAT